TCTCCAGCTATTTTGATTGATCGACCTCTAAACTTAACGTCAACCTCTCCAATAGTCATAGCAGGAATAGATGTAGCTCTACATAAGAAAGCCAGATCTTCTATTTCGCCACCAACTTGAGCGTAACCAGGAAAAGGCATTACTACCTTAAACTGATTGGCACGAGCGCCTCCGCCAGCAAGTTTAGCTTTGAAGTCATTAATGTTTGCCATTTTTTATTCTCCTATTCTAAAATTACCCAGCTACTTCTTCAAAAGAAACGCCAGTTCTTGTTGCTACAAATTGTAAAGTAATGAAGTTAATGCTTCTAGCAGGTTTTACAAAAATCTCCGCTATAAATTCATTTCTATCAATTACTTCGCCTGTGTTATTCGTTTCATCACACACTACTAAAAAGTCTGTGATACCACGTCTGCCTTGTACCTCTCGTAAGAATGGTTCAACGATATTTCTAAAGTTTGCTCTAGTAAACTCGTCATTAAATTCAAACAATTGGAATTTAGAAGCAGTAGAGATTGCTTTTTCTAAAACTATAAACAATCTTCGTACATTGATTCTATCAAAAGCAGATGGAGCACTTAATCCAGTTTTATCACCAAACAGAACAGTGCCTTGGCCGGGGAATGTTACCACAGCGTTAACTCTATTTCTGTATAGATCATCTCTTTGTGTTTTATTTGGATTGAAAGCTAACTTAACCGCACCTCTAATAGTACCTCTATTAAAGCCAGCTGGTGAATACCAACTGTCGGCAATTAAATCAGTTCTTGCTGATAAACCAGCAATGTCTCCGTTTAACGGTACATATCTGTACACGTCATTGTATCTGTCATACTGATATTTGTAACCACTGTCAAACACAACATAAGAAGAAGAACGTATTGAGTTATAAAAACCTATTACGTTACTTGTTTGTGTATTTGCATTTGCTACGTTAACAACATCTGTTCTTCTAGGCGATACAAAAGCAACTGCATCTTTTCTATTTTCTGCAATTGATATTACGTTATCTACGTGAGTAGCATCTCCTGGACCAGAAATAATTAAACCTACATCCACTGTTTCAGAATCTAGGAATTTTTCATATGCTGTTTTCTTTTGTGCAATTGTAACAGTTGAACCATCAGAACCACTTTGTAAAGAAGTTAATGTTGGTGTTGATACTGTTGTATAAGTTGTACCTGATGCAGTATTACCCCAGTTAGATCCACCAGAATTATGATCCATCCAATATACATACTTTGATCTTGTCTGTATTACTGTTGGATAATAATTTGTGTCACCTTGTGGTGATTTTGCATCTGAAGCTTTAGAAAGTTTTTGATAAACTTCTAATACTGTATTTGCTGTACCTGAAATTCCACCATCTTCATCTACTACTACTACGTGGATTTCATCATATAATCCACCTTTTGAAGTAGCGTATGGCGAAGTTCCTGGAGCGCCAGCAACTTGATCGTAAAATCTCCATCTACGTCTTATGTTACTGTTTAAAACTACATCTCTTTGTAATCCACCTGTACCTGAAGGATGTCTTACGATAGTTATTACGTTAGTTGATTTAGCAGTAACTCTATACTCGTGACCGTCGTTGTAATCACTTGTAGAAGCTGTAGTAGAAAAATTAATAATATCACCTACGGCGATATTTGTTCCACTTGTAACTGTTACTGAAGTTGCACCTGCTACTGCAGCTGTACCTAAAGTTGTTACTACTGTTGTTTCGTATGCAGCAGCTGAAGGACATATAGAAACAAGTAAATTGTTTCCCCAAGCGCCTGCTGTTCTAGCAGCCCACTCGCCAACTGATCCTTGGCCTGTTGCAAAATTGTTAATATAATCTGTTTCGTTCTTAATAACAAATGCACTGCCGGAAGCAACTGCGTTTGCTAATGAAGAATTTTGCGCTCGTACAACTCTTAATGCGTTAGAGTATTGTAAAAAGTTTGCAGCACTAAAAAAGTCCTCAAAGTTATTTGAGTCTGGCTTACCAAACGTTTCTACTAACTCTTGTTCGCTAGAAAGCGTTACTATTTCATCTAAAGGACCTTTTCTAAACTCTCCTGCGAAAGCACCAACTGACGTTGACACTGCTGGAATAATTCTTGTTAGGTCTCTTTCTTGTACGAGAACGCCTGGTGATACTTGAAATGCCATTCGGTTTTCTCCTTTTTATAAATTAGCTAATTGTTTCATATAGTCCAACTGTCGTATTATTCATACGCCCATAGTCAAAATTTCATATACATCTATTTATAAAATGCGTATTTTGTACACATTACTCACCTTTTCTAACTACTGGATGCCACGTTTCTCCATACTCATCTTTAAAGGGCTTATCTTCTTCTGGTGTACCATCATCTATAAAACCAAAGGGAGCCATATCCTGTTCTATTATATTAGCCTGATCTTCATATAGTTTAGAACGTACATCTGAATTGCTTAATTCTTTGAAATAAGGTTGATTAGATAACCAGCCAAATATAATCAGGCAAGTCATTAAATCATCATTACAACCTTCTTCTGCTTTCCAAGAATTGTGTTGACGTGAAAAAGTAGACATTTCTTCTATGATATTAAAATCATTTATAACTATTTTATCTGCTTCAATAATGGTTTTTAAATTTGAACAACCAATCTTCTTAATTTGTTTAGTCATACGAATACCTAACTGACTACCTCTACCACTAAAGGCCGTACCTAATACTTGGCCAGCTCTACCTCTTTGTGTAGTCATTAATAGATTGTCATATTCTAAATCAAATTGTAATGCATCTGATATTTGGCCACCTATATCGTTTACTTCAACCAATGTATGAGCGTGATTATATCCTTTTATAGTTTGTTCGATTACATTCGGAAAAATTAAAGGTTTAATTTCGTTGTTACGATATTTTGCCACAACACGATAAGGCATTTTGGTTACATCAAATATAATAAAGGCCGAATAATCTTTTGCAAGACCTCTTGACACGTCAACAGTACAAACATAAATTTTATTTTTATCAGGTTTTTCAAATATATCTAAACCACCTTGTGACTGTAAAGGTTTAATATAAGGTGTAGATTTAATTTTTGTAGGACTGATGAGTGTGTCTATTGAACCTAAAAATTCACATTCAAACTCCTGTTGGAATTGTTCAGGACTTGTATTTCGTATAGTTTCTTGTTTCCACTTTTCATCTCGGCCTGGAACTTCTGACCAATGTACATCAATAGGTATATAATCGTTTTGTTTATTAATCGCATCTGTCCATAACTTATAGTACATATTCATACCGTGAGGTGTAGAAACAATAATCATCTTTGTACTTTTACCAGAAGAAATTGTAGGAAACACCGAACTAAAAAATTGTTCTGCAATAGTGGCTGGTACGAAAGCAAACTCGTCTAAGAAGATTATATTATAAGAACCTCCTCGAATTGCACTTGAAGATGTTGCAGCGGCCACGACTTTACTGCCATTCTCTAATTCTATATTACCTTTATTCCAGTTTAATACACCTTGTTGTAAAAACTTTGGTATATTCTCATAGGCCAATTGTAAACGGCCTAGTATATCTCTTGCTGTAGATGATTTGTTTGCAAGTATGGCCACGTTTGTATTTGGATTAAAGAGAACATAATGTAATAGGTAAGATACGATTGTTGTTGATTTACCTGACTGTCTTGGCAATTTACATATAGTAAAACGGTTGTTATGCATAGTGCCAACCATTTCTTTTTGAAAGTTATACATTTTGAAAGGCACTAAACCTAAATCAAGTGAAACTATCTTTACGTAGTTTTGTATAAAGTATAAAGGGTCTTTAGAACACTTTTCAAATTCTAAAATTTGTTCTTGTGTAAACTCTACAGTTACGTTTACTTTTTTAAGATTTGGATTACCTAGATAGACTTCATTCATTAATTATAATTCCTTCAATATGTGTGTAACCTAATTGTAATGCAGCCTGTATTCGTTGACTACCTTTCCACACACTATACTTCTTTTCAGTAAAATTAACACCGTTAGCACCTAATCTTAAATTTTTAGATTGTTCGTGTTTAATTATCTCAATAGGTTCTATCATATCTTCACCATTCAATAACTCTTTTAAAGGAGCCATTCTATCTATATAAGTTAAATCACTTATCTGAAATATCTGTTTCTTCGGATTTAATGATTGTGCTTTTAATATTTTCATTTTCTCTTTTCAACATTTTTTGTAATTCAGCAGTAGAACCTACAAACAAAGCATTTTTGATATTTTGATTTGCAGTTTTTGGTAAATCTTTTAAATCTTTCAATTTCTTTTGTAAGTCTTGTAACTTATCTACTGTTTGTGCAACGTTAGTAATTAACTGGCCTGCTACTTCGTATGCTCTTGGATGTTGGCCTTCTTTGGCAATTTCTAATATGCCTTCAATTGCTTCTTGACCTTTTTGTATAAGGTCATAATAATTATCTCTACTATATTTGTAATCGTTATCCACATCAG